CATTATGCACCTGCCTTTACTGTTTTGAGTTCGTTGCGCAGCACACGCAACTGTTGTTTAGTGATGCTCACGTATTTGTGTAAGCGTAGTTTTTCGGCTGAAACTATTTCTTCTTCAAGCTCAGCAATCTTGTTTTCAAGCACCTGTTGAGCAGATAGGTTTGAGTTGCAAAACATACAAAGACTTGCTGAATGCTCTACCCTGTAATATTTACAAATAGACATTATGCACCTGCTCTCAAACAGTTGTTTTCAATGAATTCGTGTAGTTGTTCAAACGCGTTGTTGTATTGCTCCATCGTGTTAGCGATCTGCATTTCACGATAAATCTCTAGCAGATCCCAGATTTGTTGCTTAGTCATTATGCACCAACCATTTCACAAGCTACTGCACCGTGCTGATAGTCGAACTCTTTTTCTTGAGTGTTGCGGTTGAAGTAGGTGATGGCGAATAGGCGTGGGTCTTCAGTGATCGGGTGAATAAATAGAATCTCAACGATTGAACCGTCAATGTGTTTGATTACATCGCCTGCTTGTAGTTCTCTAGTGTATTTAATCATTTTGTTTTGTCCTTCGTTTGTCCGTATCAACCTTTTGGCTGATAACTCAAGTATAGGCTCAAATAGTTGCTCAAGGGAAGCATTTAGGACAAGTTTTTAGGTAACAGTTTGGTAAACAAATTAGGGGTAAGTGCTGATAGTTACCGCAACCCCAGACTGCCCTTCAGCATACTTCTTGCTCACTTCAAGCCTTACAACCTGACTATCATCCCCCCAAACACCCCCAAAACCAATGCTGTCCAGTAATGACCTAGACAACTTATCAAGATCGGGGGGAACAGTAGGGTATGCCCTAACCACTGTTTTCTTACGGGTTAGATAAAACACCGCTTCAACTTTTACAGCCCCTTCAAACTTAGAGCTATCCCCAGAATCAATCATCGCCTGCTTCACCGCATCACTAACAGCCTTTCTCCATGCAGGTAGTTTAGGGGAACTCTCAACAATTAGGGGAATGTTAGCCCCTGATGCTGTTCGCCTAGTCCCCACATACTTTTTAGAGCCTTGCGGTGCAGGATCAACACCAAAGACAGTGAAGCTGAAACTATTTCTAGCCATAGTAGTTAATCAAGATTACGAGATACAGAAAAACCCCTATAAGCGTGTTTAGGGCTGATAAGGGTTGAACTGTAAAGATTGCATTAGTGAGCAGTAATGTCCCTAAAAAGAAACCTACAACCCAAACCGGCATTTAGAACGGCAGATCAAGTGCAGCAGGCTTAGGTGCTTCAAGTGTCTGAGCGTTGTTGATGTCCAACTTTACTTTGCGACCGGGTTTCCCTGTTTTGTCTTCAAAATCTTCAATCTTTGCGCTTAGCTGACCAACAACAGTGATTTCTGATTCCAATTCAATGTTGTGTGCTACTGCATACCAGACTGTATAGGTGCGGGTGTAGTCTTCGCCTGTTGCAGACTTGTAAGACTCAACAAGGGATAAGCCTTGGTTGTTTGCGCCGAATACTTTGTTTACTTTTCCTGTTACCTTGACCTGAGCCATAAGTTTCCTTTTCTATAAATGGTTTGTTTGTTGCTTGAAATAGTTTACTGCTAGCCTGCGACAATGTGTTTAGGGTTCACGCAATCTGTATGACCACAAACTCGCACCCCAACAAAAACTAGAGCACCAGTATCGTCTATGGGTTGTAGCTTGTCGTTCAGATTACCATTATGGGGAATACAGCGTAACTTGCCATACTGAATAACTTTGGCTGGTTTAGCCCGGCAACTAATGCAGAGCAAGTCTTTACGGTTACGTTTTTCAGCGTTTACAGCCCACTTGAAACCGCACCTGCGACACTCAACCTGATTATCTTCCACACTATTTAGTGTAATTCCTTCACCCTGGAATACTGTCCATCAAACAAGGCATCAAAAACACCGGTTGCACCGTGCCTGTTTTTTACTACATCAAAAGTAATCAAAGACTTTTGCCCAAACAATGCAAGATCGGGAAAATCATTTTTAGTTATTTTGTTGTCACGAATAATGTCTTGCTCAGCTTGCTTCCTAGACAACATCACAATCACATCAGCATCTTGTTCAATCTGCCCAGAATCACGCAGATCACTGGCATTAGGTTTATCATCAGGTTTGTTATCTACCCTACGATTCAACTGGGCTAAAGCAACAATAGGTATGCCTAACTCTTTAGCAAGGTTCTTCAAATCAACGCTAATCTGCGAAATCTGCTCATACTTAGGTGCTCTAGGGTTAGCAGCAGTAATCAACTGCAAATAATCAACAACAACAAGCTTTACCTGACGTTTAGACATTACAGCCAAAATGTAGCCCCTGATCTGCGCAACAGTCTGCCCACCCTTATCACTAATAATCAACCTGTTTTGGCTAGAAACAATCCGGTCATCAATAGCTTGAACTTGTGCAGAGGTAATACTGCTTCGTTCAATGGCATCAAGTGTAATGTTTAGTTCCCCGGCAACAACACGATTTAAAAGGCTCGACTTATCCATTTCTAAGCTGAAAAACAAGACATCTTCGTTACGGGCAATCTCCCACGCTAACTGCAACCCAACAACAGTCTTACCTACCCCAGGTCTTGCACCAAACACATACAAACCCTGTTGCTTCAAACCCACAATAAGGTTATTCAAGCCTTTGAAACAGGTAGGAATAGTTTTACGGGGGTTACGGATTTCCTTCAACATCATCGTTAGGTCAAACCGCAAATCAGGTAGTTCAAACGCTTCAACAAACTTCAGTTGATCTAACTTGTTTTTGACTTTATCTAGGCGGGCAGAAACATCCCCATCAGCTTGCATCTCAAGAGCAAGCAAACTCAACTGCCGATCAACACTGGCTTCAACAACCCTAGACACATAGTAAGAAACGTGAGCAGGAACAACACCAAAATCTAAACTGCTAGCAACCCTTCTCCGGGCTTCAGGATTCAATTTGGCACAAACAGCAAAAACATCAACAACCTTGTTACTACGCTCAAGCTCACGAATCACCGTATAAGCTTCAGCAAACCAAGGCGCATCAAAATCATTAGCCTCCAAATGCACATGATCCAACACTGCCCCTTGCGTGTTCAGTATTGTCCCTATAACAAGTTCTTCAAAATCAATGTTCACTCTTTGCCCTTCGCAGCTTTATCCAAATACTCAAACCAACGCTCAAGCCTAACCTTGTCATTGAACGCACTAGAGGAAGAATACGAACCCTCAAACGCCAACATCAACTCCCAAACCTGCAACGGAGCAAGCACACCAGCAACCCGATCACAACTACGCATCATCACCAAACCACCAAAACTAGAATCAAAAACACTTAATTCTTCTTTAACTACTGTTTCATTACTGTTTAGGGGGGGCAAACTGCGGGGGTATAAAGGTGCAGATTGCGGGGGTATAAAACTTGAATCTGCGGCTGAAACTGCGGTTGAATGTGCGTCTAAACCTGGAAGAAGAATCTGGTAGCGGTTAGCCCTTTTTGAATGACTTGAACCCTTCACCCAAGACAACTCACCCAAACGCTTCAAACGCTTCAAAGATCTATCAACGGTATCAACACTGCAATTCAACAGTTCAGCCAAAGTTTCTTTAGTGGCATACATAACTGAACCCTGCCTAAGTTTCGCTAAAGCTAACAACAACAACAGGTCATTGCCTTGTGCCTGACTGTGCTGCCAAACCGCTTCATACTCTTGCCACTTTGATTTACTCACTTTGTCCCAAATCTTTCTATTTAGTTATTGCAGTCAAAATCTCAAGCCCTAAAGCATAAGGAATCATTGACCTAAGTTTTGCATTCTTCAAACCCTGAGTGCCGGTAACCGAACCCCTAGGCGCAGCAACATGGCAGGAATCGCCATTCTTACAAGGGTTTTTAGCAACCCAGTTAGGCACATTGCCCCACAAATCGGTTGGCTTCATACGATCATCACCATACTGGCAGTAAGTAACAGTTCTACGATTCAAACCAGCAACAACAGGCAACTTACGTAACATCCCACGAGGGTTCTCAATCAGAAACCCGTATTTAGGTTTTAGCCCTTCAGCAAGTTCAATAGCTTTAGCAACAAGCAACTGGTTGTATTCGGCATCTTTAGTTTTAGGCACAGGATGATCCCCACCCTTCAACCAGTGGTAACCCATAGAGGCAACACTAAAAGCAGTGCAAGGGGGAGAAGCCCAAACAAAATCAGGTTGCCCATACTTGCCTAACAGGTAGTCAACAGTCAAATCCAAAAT